CGGCCACATTCCTCGTCGCCGAGGGCAGTCCGACAACATTCCTAATGGCATTATTGCCAACAAGCTTGCCGAACGTTCTTTCGTTCATTTTGAAGTCGTTCGCCGTCTTGAAAAGTTCAAGGCTGACTGCGCTTCACGCGGCCTTGCCTGTCCCTACCCTGTTTGGGCTGAAGTGCAACGTGCACCTAAGTCCTACATGAGTGCTCTGGCCAATATGCAACAGTGGTGTCTCTCTAAGAACATCATCGTTGAAGCCGCCGACTGCCCTTTCTGTAAGGAAGAGAAGGTTGAGTGTAAACTCCCTCATCCGACTATGCGCAACCTGCCTCCTGCTCCGCCTACTTCAAATAAAGCGGAAAGCGCGACCCGTGACCACCCCGTTCGTCTCGATCATGCTGCTATTGCAGCCTCTGTCGGCTGTATCACCGCTACTGGTGGTACTGTCGATAAATCGCGCAGTTCTACTTGCGTTATGACGACGAGTGGCATTCTCACTAACGTTCACGCGATCGATGGTGCAGGTGCCCTTACTGTCTCGTTCACCGGATTTGCTCCTGTTAATATCCCGACCACAAGCTGGCGTCAGTGCAAGCGCATCCAGGGTGGAATCCCTGTCGATGTTGTCGTTTGCGAAACCATCCCAGCCACACTTGGCGTTCCTCGCCTTCAGTGTCGTCCTGTCGATGCTCCTGCCCGTTTCGGAGACATCGTAATGATCTCTTCGAAGTTCGATTCAACTGGTAAGTTGATCGATCGTGGCTACAACGTGAACCATGGTTCTTACATTGGTACTTCTGTATCTTGTCCACCTTCCGTCTCCAACGGCCGTTCATTCCCCTGTGGTAATGCTTCCGCTAACTACTTCGCCGCTCCAGGTGATAGTGGTGGCGTGGTCCTTGACAACAACAACAACTTGATTGGGCTTCATTGCTCCGGTCATGACACTGTCAACAAGCATAACCACTTCGAGCTTCTCAATCTAGATTTGAAGAGTCTTAAGACTCCTTTAAACTACTAGACCCCTGCGTTGTTCGTGCCTCGCTCTATTTTGGCAAAGACTTCACACCTGGCGCTATGTCTCGTGATCTAGTCGGAACCAACATACCGGTAATCGGTCGAGTATTCCGCAATACCAAGATGAAAATTGGCTTTGCTGAGAATCTTGACACGCCTAACTTCACCTTCGATCCTGTTTATGAAAACAACGAAGCGTGGAAGCCAGCCGATATGTCTCGTGAGGCAGAACTCGCAGCACTCCGTAAATCAGGGGTACGGTTAAGTGCCGAGTCCATCCCTCTCCCTGAGTCGTTCTCAAAAGCTACTAAGTTCCTGAAGCAATTGACCCGCCGCCGGCGCGATGCGTCGCGCGGCAAGGTCAAGTTCAAAGTTCTCACTTTTGAACAGGTCCTCATGAAACTCCACTGGGATACGAGTCCCGGTTGGAAGTGGACCAATCTGGGTTATAAAACTAAAGGCGATGTTATCGCCGACCCACAGATGCTCAAGTTCCTTCGTGACGTTTATGACGAAAAGATCGAGGTCGACCCTGTGTTCACAGGCTCACTTAAAAGTGAACTCCGACCCGAATCTCGCGTGATCGACAAGAAGACACGCATGTTCCAGATCGCTCCCATTGAGCACCATTTGTTGCTGTATAAGTACTTTGGTGATTTTCTCGACTGGTTCGTCACACAATTCCAAGATATGTCCCCTCTCGGTACCAGCCCTTTCGCTGGCAACTGGGATGAGATGATTCGCGACCTCAAAACACATCCTGCTGGTTACTCACTAGACGGCAGTTGTTATGACTACTGGATCAATGAGCAGTTCTATGCAGAGTGCGAAGACTACCTGAACGAATTTCATGATTTGTCAGATGTGGTCAAGCGCATGTTTGCTAACACTGCCTTTGCTCCATACGTCGACTCCCTTGGAAACGTCATTGCCACCGCTGGTACGAATAAAAGCGGTTGGCTGCTCACCTTGTTCCTGAACACCTATGTCATCATTACATCCATTCTCGCTCTTTGGATCCATATGTTCGGTGATAGTGCGGACTCTCTCAAGACCTTTGAGAAGCACGTTAAATTCCGAGCTGTTGGTGACGACAACATGTTCACTGCGTCCGACCAAGCACGTCTCTTCTTCAATGCTGACAATTATGTGCGATTTATGGCTCCGTTCATTCCGTTCGAGCCCGCATATGAGACTGCTTTACCTCCTGAGGAAATGTCTTTCCTCTCGAAGAAGACTGCGTACGATGAGAAATATCACAAGTACGTCCCTACCTGGGCGTACGCTCGCGTATACAGTACTGCTCTCTACGACAAGATCAAGAAAGGTGGTGGCGGTCTCTTTGACCGCTGCATGAAACTTTTCAACTTACGTATCCTGTCATTCTATGACAAACAAGCTTACAAGCAGCTCGACGGATACTGTGCTGACGTCCTGTACGCGCTTGAAAAACGGTTCCGAGGATCCTCTGACTACCAGATTATTTACGACCTTTATTGGTCGGAAGATGAGATCCGCGCTTTCTTTTGTGAGAAGCGCCCCCTCCGTGCCGTGCCGTACATCCTTAACGACTTTTACCAATCGTTTGAGGCAGCCAACGAAATCCCTCCCTCCGAGGTGAATTTCGCCCAGGCGAAGAGCTCTGCTTCTAAGGAAGCAACTCCGCCTGTCCAGACTCAATTTGAGATCCTGTG